ATTAACAACAATGTCATGGGCAGAAGTACATTCCCCTACACTGCCCTTGACATCTTACTTTATGTTGCTCCATATATGCAGTATGAAAGCATACTTAGATACTGTCAGAGATCAAGCAAAACTAAAGGGCGTAGATTTATTTACCGCCTTTAAATATGCAGGGCTTCCGACATCTACATACTACCGAACGATCAATGGGCAAACTGAAATGCGGTTCAATACTGCGTGTTCTGTTTTAGATGCGATAGATGAGCAACACAGAAAAGACGAAGCCGCCAAGCGTACCAAACAACTACGAGACTCTGGTCAAGTTGTTGATAGACGCTCGGCACGAAAGGGCATTAAGCCAAGAAAGCTTAGCGCGTAAGATTGGTTGCACTGAATCTTTGGTTCACAAGTGGGAACAGTTCAAGCGGATGCCTTCTGGGTTTATGTTAATGTGTTGGTTAGAGGCATTGGAGTATGACATCGAAGCAATTAAGAGGTAAGGCTGCGGTATGCAAACTATGTGGAGACAAAACATATTGGTATGTTGCAATACTTAAAGGCAACCATGAATCATCAATGCAAAAGTGTTGGTTCATTTGTTTGCACTGCTATGAGGAAGAGCCGTGGTCAATAGAAATAAAAATAAAGGAACTTACCATGAGAAGTGGTTCGTCAAATGGCTTACAGAAATCGGTATCAAAGCGAAGAGACAACCACTCTCAGGCAGCTTGGGAGGAGAGTATTCGGGAGACATCAAGCTCGAACTCAAAGGAAAAGAATTGGTGGGAGAAGTAAAGTATAGGGATGTATCAAACTTCCCAAGCCCATTCAAAGTATTAGAAGGTCGAGACATAGCCTTCTATAAAAGACGGAGAGGAACTCCGCAAACTTTAGTCATTATGTCTGGTGAAATGTTTGAACAACTAATGGAGAATCAAGATGGAATCACAGAACAAACAGATCAAAGCTTACCTTGAAGAAGGTAACAGCATCACTGCAATACAAGCATTAGAAAAGTTTGGATGCTTTAGATTGGCAGCACGTATCAAAGATCTAAAAGAAACTGGCATGGTCATTGACAAAGCTATGATTACTAACAATGAGGGCAAGCATCATGCTGTCTATTGGGAGGTGAGTTAGTGATACAGTTTCAAGTTAAGAATATTGAAGTTCTTTTAGAGTGGTTAAAGACTTGCCCACATGACTTTGCAATATCATCAATGCAAGGTGGGTTTGTTCATGTAAAGTTTTTTGTAAATGGTGAAGGAAAAGATAGTGGCTCAGTTTAAAAGACTATCAGGTAACGCATCATCTTGGGATGCACATGTTAAACGAGCAAGCACCTCGCCAAGTCTTGCTGCTGAATATCGTAAGTCATCTTGGAGAATAGATACACATAGAATTATGGCTAACAGAATTAAGAATGGGGAGGGAGTGGGACACTACTGGCTCGAAGGTAAGCTCAAGAAAGAGTTGCTTGAAATGACAACAATAACTGAAGATGACTTCAAAAAATACCTTGACCCTACTGCACAAACGCAGTACACAAGACCTTACAATGATGGAGAAAATTAATGGAGCGTAAGGGTTTTATCGGTGGCTCTGACTGTGTAAAAATAATGCAGGGCAACTGGTTGGAGCTATGGCAGGTCAAGACAGGTCGCGTTGAACCTGACGATTTGTCTGACAATATTGCGGTGCAGCTTGGTGTGCATACTGAGCAGTTCAATTTGGATTGGTTTGCAAAACAGCATGATTGTGTTCTTGGTGGCTTTCAGTCTTCTTACAAAAAACAAATCGGTGATGTACCTGTCAAGGGTACAGTCGATGCAATGAATGGAAGCAATCCAGTAGAAGCAAAGCACACCAATGCTTACAACAGTATGGACGATGCGATCAAATACTACATGCCGCAATTACAAATGTATTCTCACTTGTCTCAGTCGGATGGCATCTGGGTATCAATAATTTTTGGGAATAATAAATGGGAGTCAGCATTTGTCTCATATGATGAGCAGTATTTCAATTCAATGTGGGCAGTGGTGTCAGACTTCTGGGGTTATGTGTTACGCAATGAAGAGCCAGTTGGTATTGACACACCGACACTCTCAACGAACCACATCCCGATTGATGATATGGTCATACGAGACGCAAGCAGGGACAACCAGTTCTGTTATGCCGCAATTACATACGTCAATTACTACGAAAAGAATAGGGTCTTTGACAACGCAAAGAAAGACCTTAAGCAAATGGTCGGTGATAACGAACGAGAAGTATACAACGACCAGATCTCGGTGAAACGAGACAAACGTGGATCACTTAGGATAACAAGGAGAAATCAATGAAAGACCACATAAAATTACTAATCAAAGTACGCAATGAAATACAGCCTATCAAAAAGAAAGGCAACAATCCTCACTTCAGGAGCCAGTACGCTACACTCGAGGATGTTATCGAAGCGGTTACTGAGCCACTACAAAACAATGGCTTCTTCCTTAGTCATATCTGTGGCAAGGATGAGTTCGGTGCATATGTATCTACTGAATTGTTTCATGACACTGGCTTCACGCTGCAAACAAAAGTCCCTGTTGTCTTGAGTAAGCAGGACATGCAAGGACTAGGTAGTGCTATCACATACGCTAGACGCTACGGAATACTATCCATTCTCAATCTTCCTACTGAAGATGATGATGGCAATGATGCTTCCCGAAAGGTGAGCGGCTCCCCAAGTAAGCCGCAAACCGTTGGGAATATAAAGCACATAGATTTCTAATTCTTGAGGACTGGGAGGGGCTTCTTCCTAACCCGAAGAAGTAGATTGCTACACGCTAGGGTAGTATACGACACTCTTTCCCTCCTTAATCTCACCTGATGGGTGGCAGGTTTCTCAAGAACCACCCACTTAACTTAACAAAGGAGTCAGAAGCATGACAGAATACGACAACACAGATACAGGCGCAGCCTTCACACCATTCACAACACAAAGACTTATCTTGCAGGGTAAGATTAATAGTGGAGGCACTGACATGAAAGTTACCTGTGTTATGGATGAAACAAAAGATGGTAAGCAAATCATTGAAATATACCAGAAGGTCGGTGTATTGTTTCAGAATGAAGGTATGAAAGAAGGAGCACCAGATTATACTGGACCACTCTTTGATGATAAAAGACTTGCAGCTTGGAAAAAAATGAAGGATGAAAAACCTTACATGTCTTTCTCTGTTTCAGATAAACTGGACAAGGGTCAGTACACAGAAGGTAAGTCTTCAATTGGTGAAGATAAGATCCCATTCTAATAGCGGTCACGCTTAGTAGGTTTTCTTCTCCGTTCCCTACTAGTTGACACAACTGGCCTCCCTTTAATCGGGGAGGTCTTTTTATAAAAGGAAAGATAATGGAAACATATGCACAAATGAAAGTACGACATGAACGTGAAGTAAAAGAACTAATACTAAAGTTTAGTAAAAACCATACGATTGCTCAGGCAGCAAAGAAAATAGGTATGGATAAGAATAAGCTCAGACGCTTTGCACATTACCACGGAGTATCGTTTAAGAAAAAGTATGGAGAAGAAATGACAAAGTGTGATACAGTATACAGAAAGAAAACAGTTACACTTTCAGCAGCGCCTTGGGAAATGCAATGATAAACTTATTCTGGACGTTCCTTGTTATTAGTTACTCAGTAGAAGGGGAGAGGTTTTCAACAAGCGTTCTCTTCCCAAGTGAACAACAGTGTTACTCTGTTATGAACAGAGAACTATTAGATGGATTATACTTTGAGTTACTAAATACATACGGTAAAAATATAATGATGACTTGTCAGCCAACACCAGTTATCTCAAAGAAACTAATCAAGCCAATGCCAAAGCCAGCAGATGCCGATTAAAGATCCAATAAAAAGAAGAGAGTATCAGCGAGAGTACGGACGCAAATGGTACAAACGTAACAGAGAAAAAGTTATTGCATCAAACAAAAAAAATAAAAGAAAAAGACACAATGCTTGGTTGGCTTTCAAAGCATCTCTTAGTTGCAATACCTGTGGCATACAGCATCCTGCTTTAATTGACTTTCACCACAGAGATGGCTCGACAAAAGAAAGTGAAGTGAGTACATTTGTAAATCAAGGACAGTATTCAAGAGCTTACAAGGAAGCAGCAAAATGTATTCCGCTCTGTCCAAACTGTCATAGAGTTTTACACTGGGAAGAGAGACATGCAAATACCTGAGTACTTTAACACTGCAAATAAAATTATTGAGAGAGCGCACAGAGGATTGCCACACGATAGATGGATGATTGGCAACAAAGAAATGGAACACTTTGTAAAAGCTTACATGGATCTGCTAGACATATGCAACAAAATGAATACAGATATTATCCAACGTGGCACAGATTCAATGAGTACAGATCCAAATAATACTTAGATGATTAGTTCGAAGTGAGGTCCATCAATGAATGGTCTGCGTCCTTGTGATCTTCTCAAGTCAACGTATGAGTTCATTGCTTCTTCCATAGATCCATCCCATTTAGATATGTCCATTGGGTATGGATTAGTTGGCGTTGCCCAAGCAGCCCCCCAACATACACCGATGTCAAACTTACGAGCAGCTTGCGCCATTGCATCAGCTATATCATCATACAGATTGAGTTCCCAACTAGCTCTTGACCCTACGTAAGCCATGAGATCTACGGCTATTCCATCAAGGTGTTTGCTTTTCATAGTTTGACTTGCACCAGACTCAACTAATTTACGTTGCTCTCCTTCAGTTCGCTTACCGCAAATCACTCCGAAGTCAACTTTAGTTACCTTGATTGCTTCCCTCACAACATACTGCATACGAGGATCAACAGTGTTTAATCTATTATTACTTCTCTTTGATAATTCAAAACCCATTTCATTTCCTTTTAAAGAACTTTGTGGCAGAGCGCACAGCAAAGCTACTAGCTACTATAACACCTAATGTATATTGATACCACTCTGGCATCTGTTCAAGTGCTACAAACCCCTCTCCAACAACTGTACGACCCCACTCACCAGTAAACACTAAAATAAGCGGGATAGAAAAAAGTATAACAAGGTACTCATCTTTCCACGAGTTCATAGTTCCTTGAGCCATAAGCTTCTCCCACTCAGCCTCGCTTGTAGCGGCAGACTTCATGATGGTTGCTTTGGCCTCAGCCTCTACAAGTTTTAGATTAGCAGAAGCAGCTTGAGAAGCAGCCTTACCTTTAAGCCAACCTCCTGCTAGTTCAGTAATCGGTCCGATCAGTGCTTGTAACATTTCTACTTCCTCCTGTTGATTCCTTACCCATCCAAATTCCAAAGCATCCTGTCAATGCACCCATGCACACTGACACTAATCCAGATTGCTCTAAGCTTGGGGAAGGTAAAGACATATACCAATGCACAGCTTGATAAGTTAAAACTGTAACAGCTAACATCATTAGCCGTGGGATTATTTTCCAATCATCTACTATAGTATGTGCCATGTAAAACCTCACTTGTTAGTATATAAACAATGAACAGCAGAATTAGTGTTCGTAATTAAAACAGAAGCCTTTGCT